CCGCTATGGGTCGGGGCTTCGCTTTCGAAGAGACTTCCGACTTGACAAACGCCTTGATCGTGGAGCTGAATGGCGCTGCGTCTAAATGCGCCGTATTCAACTCGTTGTGGAGGGTTCTTTCCCTTGTCGTTGCGCTCATCTTCTTGGGGAGCGTGCTCGGCAGATCAATGAAATCTTTCATTGCTGCCTTGATGGCTGACGGTGAGAATAGGTGAGTCTTAAGTGCCAGAACTACGGCCTCAAAAGTCTCCTTTTCGTGGGGCATTGGTTCCCACGTCCCTACTCCCACATTCCTCATCGCCTCTGCTGCAATGAGGTTGTCTGGCCCGTTAGAGAAGACATACTTCGCTCCCTCCACCACTTGGGGGAACCGAGTCGTCGCTTCACGAGGCCCTATCTCCTTGCCATCATCAAGCACGGCCAAGTCAGGCACGCTCACCTTCGCGGGCGTCTCGCCTTCAACCTTGGTCTTACACGAGGCCGGAACTGTCGTTGACTGCAACGTTGCACCACTTATGTGTGCAGCCGCTTGTTCCTGCTTGACCTCTGCCTGAACCGCCTTGCGCACCGATTCCAACGGTGGCGGCGGGTTGACGTCCAGCAACCGCGCAAGTGTCTTGTCGTGGTCTCCTGAGCGCTTGCAGACGGGATTGGGACAATCTTTCAGTCCCTGACCATGTCGTTTGTGACCGTCTGCATGCTGGTGTGAAAACAGCGCCCCGCATCCGCAGCACCTGTGGGCATGCCGCAATGCGTTGTGCACTGCGTTCTCCTGGGCCGTAGCGGAGAACGTCTGACCATTCGACACACCCGTGTCGAAGCTTAAGGAGTCCTCCTTCGGAGGAGCTGGGGGCTCAGAATCAGTATCTGATGACCCGCCGTCGTCACCCGACCCCTTGGCCGAGCCGCCCTCCTCAGACGCCGTCGCGTCTGCGTCAGGACTTCCATCTTCGCCCTCCTGGGCGTCGAGGTTTGCGCGCGTGTAAAGCCTCCAGGTGGTGCCACGAAGCACCCTTCCGCAACAAGGAACAAACTCTTTGAGTATCTCAACATAGGTCTTGTCGGCTCTAACGTGGAGCAACTCGTCCCTGATGATGTAATCAGCACAGCGCAGGTAGGCCCGTTGGACCTCTTCCCTTGCCTCTTGGCGCACCCCGCCCAGCAGGTTCGCGAGCTGTAGCTCTGCGTTGGCTGGTTTCGTCCCCCAGACGAGGTTTGCTTGTGCCATGTTACCCAAATGTTCTGCGTCGTTGACCAATCGCCCGGGCAAAATTACCCTGTGACGGATCATCCTCGGCGGACTGTCGAAGAGGCAACATTGGACAAAATGTCCGCACCTCTGGCAACTCTCAGGAATCCACAGATCGCGCTCGAAGTGAACGTCTTCACTTTGAGGCACTGCTAAAACCTTGTAGAGCCACCCATCACACGTCGCACACGGCGGGGCTTTGTACGTACCGAAGGACATACTCAACCTGCACC